ATATTGCTTTTACAACAGATGGTTTAACTACTACAGATGGTGTTATTGTATATTTAGATGGTGCGCCTCTAGGCACTACTGGAACTTTATCTAATACTGGTTTTGCATCTACAACAAAAAATCAAATAGGTAGTTATGCTCCTAATACTTGGAATTTTAATGGTAGTTTATCCAATCCAGCTTTTTTTAATAAAGTTTTATCACAAGATGAAATATTAACAATATACAACGGCGGAGTTCCAAATAGCATTTCTAGTTTATCTCCAACGGGATGGTGGAGTTTAGCAGGTGATAGCTATTATGATGGAAGTAATTGGATATGTCCAGATTTAAGTACTAATTCTAACAATGGCACTAGTGATGGTATGGGTGGAACTGAACTAGTAGGTGACGGCCCAGGTTCTACAGCAAATGGAGTAGCAACAAGTATGGATATTCCTGCAAACTTAAAAGGTGATGCACCTAACTCATCTAAAAATGCTTTTTCAATTAATATGAATCCGTTAGATAGAGTTACAAGCGTTCCAGGGTAAAAAAGAAATTAAGTAAGTAAATATATAAATAACAATAAGATACTAAATAATAATTAAACAATGGCAACAACTTATGCAGTAATAAACTTAACTGATACAAATGCAATTTTATTCAGTCAAGTAAATCAAAGCTCTGCTCAAACAATGAGAAGAGATTTAGCTAATACTCAAGGTTTATTATCTTACCAGGTTGAACCTAGTTTTATTACTAATGGTTCTTTAGTGCCGGTAAGTACAATGGATCACGCAGCGGCGTTAGCACTTATGGCAACTCCAGAATGGTCGGATCCTAATCCACCAGCAGAGTAAATTAAAGTAAATTAAATTAAATTAAATGAAAATCAAAGAAGAACAATTAAAAAAAATACAAGAACAACAAGCAGCAGTTACTAAAATCTTAAATGAAGTAGGTTACTTAGAAGCTAATAAACATGGGTTACTTCATGAATTAGCAGGAGTAAACGAAGGTATTGAAGANTTTAAAAAAGAGCTTGAAGAAGAGTATGGTGCGGTAAACATCAATTTAGAAGATGGCACTTATACTGAAATCAAGGAAGAAGAAGTAGCTGTTGGNCATGTCTAATGTTATTCGTAAAATAAGTATTGGAGCAGATTATAAAAATGAAGCTATGCACTACTCCGTAGGCCAATCGGTTTACGGAGGTCATAGCATTTCTAATATACTGTTTGAAGAAAAAGATAATTCTTACAATATATTCATAACTAAAGAAGACGAAGTATTGCCTTGGAAAAAGTTTAATTCTAATATGGCAATCTCTGTTGAGTATGATTTACAGTACTAATGGAAAGCTTATATAGATTTATCATAAAGCCAAAAGGTGAACGTTATGATAATGAAAAAAAGATAGGTGACAAAAGCCTTATAACTAATACTCGTATTGAAACATTTGAGTCAGTTAGTAAAAAAGCAATTGTTATAGCTTTACCTAAAGCTTATAAAACCGACATTAAAGTAGGGGACGAGGTGATTATACACCATAATGTATTTCGTAGGTTTTATGACATGAAAGGTAGAGAAAAGAATTCTGCATCATTTTTTAAAGATGATTTATTCTTCTGTGATATAGAACAAATATACCTTTATAACCAAAACGACAAATGGATATGCAACTTAAACTATTGCTTTGTACATCCTATAGCGTCTATAGATGAGTTTAGTACACTTAAAGAAGAACCACTTCTTGGTATAATAAAATATAGTAATAAGTCCTTAGAAGCGCTAGGAATCACTCCTGGAACCTTAATAACGTTTACACCCAACTCTGAATTTGAGTTTATAGTCGGTGATGAACGTTTATATTGTATGAAATCAAATGATATAGCATTAACGCATGACTACGAAGAAGATAAAGTTAAATATAATCCAAGCTGGGCACAAAGCAGTTGAGGAATTAATTAAAGTAGCGAAAGAAGCTATTGTTGATTCTGATGATGATATATCTGCTGATAGATTAAAAAATGCCGCTGCTACCAAAAAACTAGCTATATTTGACGCATTCGAAATACTTAACAGAATCCAAGAAGAAAAAAACTTACTCGAGGGCAAGGCACCTGAAGAGAGAAAGGAAAAAGTCTTTAAAGGATTCGCAGAAGGTAGATCTAAATAATGTACGAGCAAAGTTTAGTTAAAATAATAGAACCCATTAAAAAAACTACGATTACTAGAATGAATCGTGGTAAGAAATGGAAGTATGGATATAATAAAGAACACGATGTTATAGTTATATCTAAAACAGGTAAAATAGGAGAAATATATGAAATACAAAATCTTAAAATTGCTTTACCATCTATGCCCGTGCAAGTATGTAAATTGCAAAAAAATAAGTGGTCAAGAATAGAACAACCAAAAGAATTAACTCGTTTAAAAAATATATTTGATTGGAGAAGTTATCCAGATGAATCAAAAAATCAATGGTTTGACTATATAGATGAAGAGTTTAAACGTAGAGATGAAGGTTTTTGGTTTGTAAATAAAAGCAAACCAACTTATTTAACCGGTACACATTATATGTACTTACAATGGAGTAAAATTGATGTAGGTGCCCCTGATTTTAGAGAAGCAAATAGATTGTTTTATATATTTTGGGAAGCTTGCAAAGCAGACAAAAGATGTTATGGTATGTGTTATCTTAAAAATCGTCGTAGTGGTTTTTCTTTTATGTCTAGCGCAGAAACAGTTAATTTAGCTACTCTTGCGAGTGATAGTAGATATGGTATCTTATCTAAAACAGGTTCAGATGCTAAGAAGATGTTTACTGATAAAGTAGTTCCGATAAGTATAAACTACCCGTTCTTTTTCAAACCTATACAAGATGGTATGGATAGGCCAAAATCAGAGTTAGCGTATAGAGTGCCAGCAAGTAAATTTACTCGTAAAAAAATAACATCTAATGAAAAGTTAGAAGATTTACAAGGTTTAGACACCACCATAGATTGGAAGAATACAGGTGATAATAGTTATGATGGTGAAAAACTTAATTTACTAGTACACGATGAAAGTGGTAAGTGGGAGAGACCCGATAATATTTTAAACAACTGGAGAGTTACAAAAACATGTTTACGATTAGGTAGTAGAATAGTTGGTAAATGTATGATGGGCTCTACTTCAAACGCATTAGATAAAGGTGGAGACAATTTCAAAAAATTATATAACGCATCCGATGTCACTAAAAGAAATAGAAACGGTCAGACAAAATCTGGTTTATACTCTTTGTTTATCCCAATGGAATGGAACTACGAAGGATTTATTGACGAGTACGGACTTCCAGTATTTACTACTCCTGACTCAGATGTACTCGCCCCAGATGGCGAATTAATAGATATAGGTGTAATTGATAATTGGCAAAATGAAGCTGATGGTTTAAAAGATGATCAAGATGCTTTAAACGAGTTCTACCGCCAATTTCCTAGAACTGAAGAACACGCTTTTCGTGATGAAACTAAAAATAGTATATTTAACTTAGTTAAAATATACGAACAAATAGATTATAACGAAGAAATGTCTAGAACATTAGGTATTACAACTGGTAATTTTCAATGGGTTGGTGGTATAAAAGATTCACAAGTAATATTTTATCCAGATCCAAAAGGAAGATTTAAAATAAGTTGGGTTCCTAAGCAAGAATTACAAAATAGAGTTATACTAAAAAATGGCATAAAATATCCTGGTAATGAACATATGGGGGCCTTTGGTTGCGACTCTTATGATATATCAGGGACCGTAGATGGTGAAGGTTCTAAAGGAGCTCTCCACGGACTAACAAAGTTCAGCATGGAGGACGCTCCTGCAAATAGCTTCTTTTTAGAATACTTATCAAGACCACCTACGGCTGAGATATTTTTTGAAGATGTTTTAATGGCGTTAGTGTTTTATGGAATGCCAATACTTGCAGAGAATAATAAACCTAGATTGTTATATTATCTAAGAAGAAGAGGTTATAGAGGTTTTAGTATGAATAGACCTGATAAAATTTGGAACAAATTATCTACGGCTGAAAAAGAAGTTGGAGGTATACCAAACTCAAGTGAAGATATAAAACAAGCTCATGCTGCAGCAATAGAGATGTATATACAAGATCATGTTGGCATGAAACAAGATGGTACATTTGGTAATCTTTACTTTAACACCTTGTTAAATGATTGGTCTAGATTTGATATAAACAAAAGAACAAAGTTTGACGCAACAATAAGTAGCGGTTTAGCTATAATGGGTTGTAATAGACATTTATATGCGCCAAATGTAAAAATTGAAAAACCAAAATTAAATATACACATTTCTAAATATCAAAATAAAGGTAATGTGTCTAAAATAATCAAAGAATAAATATGGCAGAGTCTGTTGTAAAAAAATATTTTCCAAGTCAAGTTGTAAGTGATGCTGAAAAGTTAAGTTATGACTATGGTTTAAAAGTAGCTAAGGCTATTGAAAGTGAGTGGTTTTATAGTGAAAATAGAGGAAATAGATATAAAAATAATAAAAATAATTTTCATAATTTAAGGTTGTATGCTCGCGGAGAACAATCTATACAAAAATATAAGGATGAGTTATCTATAAACGGTGATTTGTCCTATTTAAATTTAGACTGGACTCCAGTACCAATTGTTTCAAAGTTTGTTGATATAGTTGTCAATGGCATGGCACAAAGAACTTATGATATAAAAGCATATTCTCAAGATGCTAATGGCGTTAGCAAAAGAACTGAATACATGGAATCTATACTAGCTGACATGAGA